GAATTAATCATGAAAAATTTTAAAGACTACTTGGCTGAGAGTGAAAGAACCTACAATTATCGTATCAAGATGGTGGGTGATTTGCCTTCAGAATTTTGTAATTTATTGAAGGGGAAGCTAGCACAATTTGATCCATTAAAGATTGGATCAGAAAAAACCACACCAATTCAAGCTAAACCCGCTGATTTCCCAGCATGCGAAAATGAAAAAGTTACTAGTTTTGATGTAATGCTAAGATATCCAGCAATTGAACCACAAATTAAACAAATCGCCAGACTACTGGGATTTAATGAAAACAAAATTATTATGCAGACATCAGTATATGGAGATGATATTGCTGAATATCAACAACAACTTGAAGATCAACCAGAGTCATTGATTGCTGATACTAATTATCCAGCCGATGATGAACAGCAAAAGGCATTAAAGGCAGACTATTCAGCCGACCCCTACGATCATGCTGTATTAAAAAATTCTTATCGTTCAAACTTTACTGTGGCAGGTGGAAAAACCAAACCAGCAGAAACAACAAACGATTTTAAAACGGGGAACATTAGCCCTATGACACACGCAGAAAAGCGTCCAGCAAGGCCAGCTACTGGCGCAAAAACTAAAGGATAATAGCAATGAACCCGTTTTACAAACTCAACAAAACTCTAGACGATATCAGTAACGAACCAACTCAAGAACAAAAAGCACTTGTAGAAAGTCGTGCTCCAAAATCACCTGCTAAGCAGACACTTGAACAAGCACTTCGCACAGACCTGCGTAGTCTTATGGAAGATGGAACGGGTGGAATGTCTGGTAGCAACACACTTGAAGCAAAAGACAAGTCATTAAGCAAAGCTGCCAAGACAATTAAAAAAGGTGCGTTACATAAACAAGAAGGTGTCCCAGCCGACAAGAAAATTGGCGACAAGAAGTTAACTAGCCTTAAAAAGTCAGGTACTCCTCTAGAAAAGAAACGTGCTAACTTTGCTCTTAATATTCAAGGTAAGGGTAAGAAAAGTGTTAAAGAAAATATGGGTATGGAAGAATGTGGCATGGGCGGTATGGAAGAAGGCGCAACTCCTGATGAACTTACTCAACAATAGATTGCCCAAATGAAAAGAGCAGCAGCGACTAGAAAAAATAGTCGTGATGTACAACGACAACCAGCACAAGGTGGTCCACGCCGTTCAGAAGTTCCGGCATTTATTCGTAAGGGTCGCGGAGATCCAGCATTAGATCATAATGATCTTGAGGAAACAAGTATGTATAGTGAATCAGATAAAGATATTTTAGATTATTTAAAATCTAAATTAGTGCCTACTGGTGGAAACGCCAAGGCAACAAGTCGTCCATATAATGGATCAGCCAGTGCTTCAAACGCATATAATGGTATGGAATTTGAAGAAGCAGATGAGTACTCTAAGCATGATACATCTACATCAAGCGCAGGCGGAACAGTATATACTCGCAAACTTGATCCAAAAACTGGATACCCCACTGGCAGTGGTAATGATATGCCAAGTAAAGTTCCAAGCAAAGGTTCTGCGCCAAAAAAATCAGGCAAAAAAGAAATGGACGAATGCTGCCCACATTGTGGACAAACAATGGGTGGTGGAAACTCTCCTATGTTAGGCAATGGGCGTGAAGTAGACATGGAAAGCGCAAAGCAAGGCATGGGACATTTTGTTAAAGCTGCTAAAAAAGTAGCTGGTGTGGCATCAGCAGTCAAAAAAGCTAAGAAAGACTATGACGGCGATGGCAAGATTGAAACAGGCCCAGAAGAACATGCTGGATCAGTTGACAAAGCTATCAAAGCCAACAAAGCTAAACCAAAAACTAAGACAGCAGCCAAGCCAGCGGCTAAATCACCAACTAAGCCAGCGGCTAAATCACCAACTAAGCCAGCGGCTAAGCCAGCTAAACAAACTAAAGAAGGCGCTAAGCCAGATTTTCTAGATGTTGATAAAGATGGTGATAAAAAAGAACCAATGAAGAAAGCTTCTAAAGAAAAGAAAGAAAAAAAAGTTGAAGAAACAACAACTTCTGGATCAGTGGCTACATCATCAGGTGGTAAATCATCTAGTGGTGGCGGTATGACATTTGGTGGAAGCATTTATGATTCATGGGAACGCAAATATGCAAACCTATTAAAAGAAGATGTAAATGTTGTTACTAACTCATCAAAAAATGATCAAGGTGAAGAAGAAGAACATATCACTATTGATGTAAGTGGTGATGATGTTGCTCGCATCAAAGAAATGTTACAAAGCATGGGTGTATCTCAAGGTCAAAGCCATGGACATGAGCATGGTGGTGAAGAACCATGTGACACATGCGGTGGTGTTCCTTGCCAATGTGACGAAGGAGCTATCGGTGGTGCCTTGGGTGCTGTTGGTGGAGCACTAGTCGGTGGTCCAGTTGGCGCAGCTATTGGTGGTGGGGTTGGTGGATCAATGAAAGAAAGTGATGCAGATATGGAAGAAGGAGCTATCGGTGGTGCCTTAGGTGCTGTCGGTGGAGCACTAGTCGGTGGTCCAGTTGGCGCAGCTATTGGTGGTGGGGTTGGTGGATCAATGGAAGAAGATGATATTGCCGAACGCTCATTAGAAGAGCAAGAAAATGAACAACTTGATGAATTTCTTCCTGTACTTGCTGCGATTGGTGGCCGTATGGCAGCAAGCGCAGCTGCTCGTGCAGGCGCGGGTGCGATTGGGCAAGGTGCTGCTAGATTAGCGGGTGGTGCTGGTGTTAACGCAATTGGTAATAAAATAATGGGTGGTGATGATGATGAACAAACTACCGAAGCTGTGGCAACATACAGTGACAATGAGCCAGATTATCCAAGTAATCAAGAGTACTCAAATGATTCAATTCAATACAGTGGCGGATTAAATAGTAAAAAATCAACAGGACAATCTACATTGCCAGTTGTAGCAAGTCAAATGCATCGTTTACATAGCCATGTATCTGAAGGGCAACATATGATGGATTTATACAGATCTATACAAGCGATAGAAAATAAGGAAGTATAAATGGCACAGGCAAATGTACTAACATCAGCATCAAATGTAATTTGGTACACTGATAAATGTGAAATTGTAACAGGTAATACTGCTGTTACATACAACATTTATCAGGTTGCGCTGCCGCCACAGATTACATTTAGTGGCACTACTGCCAATCTTAGCAAAGTTATTACTACTAGCGCAGCAATGGTATTGCCTGCTGGCAGCTCAATTTCTGGCACAGGAATTCCGGGCGGAGCAACTATAGCTTCACAAGTTCCATCTATTAGCGTAACAATAAGTGCTAATGCTACGGCAAATGCTACTAACGTGTTTACAGTAACAACACCTCCCAACGGCAACCTGTACTCAGCTGCGCCACAAGTAGCAGCTAACGCTCGACAACAAATTTATGTTGGAGCAGGAAATTATTTAACTATTACAGGTGCTAATTTCACAGCTCGTGAATTAGGAACTGCTTCATCTGCGACAGCTGGTGTAAACGGGCAAGGCTAATCATGCGAGCCCATGAATTCATAGTTGAAAGCACAGCTAAATTACATTCTGATTATAATGATGCTATGCCCGGTGCCTATAACTTTAGGGATAACGGCGTAGATAGAACATATCATCTTAATCGTATAATGATGGCCGCTGCTATGGCTGATGGTAAGTCTACTGCTGCTATTAAAGATGCTAATGAATCCAGTTGGAACGAAAAATATAATACAGCTCATCCATACACAAAAGAAGAACATAATATGCTAAAGGCTGCATTTAATACGGTGCCATCTAATGTGCATCACATGGTATCAGATCATAGATCAATAGAACCCAATCATGTACATAAAGTAAGTCCTGTAACAGGATTTAAGGGTTATAAAAGACGATGAGAGCAAAAGAATTTATCTCCGAAGATACTCAAGGGCGTACTGGCAGTATTACACAAGATGTTGCTTTAGCATTGCCTGGCGCATTTAAGATTCCTAAGTTACAGAATAATGATCCCTATAAACAATACCGTTTTGGTGTAGCAATTGCAGGAGCAAAAGGGCGTGCTCAACGCAAAAAAGACGGTGTTCCCGAATACGAAAAAGAAAGCATATTCGGAGAAAATGAAATTGTAGTTAGCTATGATCCTAATGTTGAAGAATGGATTGATGATGCTCTACAATCAATGGGTATGAGTTCAAGTGATTGCGTTCGCATTGCCACCCAACACAGCGAAGAAATGCCAGACATAGAAAAAATTAGTCCTGTAACAGCATTTAAGGGTTACAAAAGAAAGTAAATGAAAAAAATATTTTTTGTATTACTATTGTCGGTATTATCGTCTACTGTATTTGCATGGAATCAACGAGAACCTAATTCAGTATCAGCATGTCAAATACATGCTCCGTATGGATTTCCACAAAGCTCTAGGCCAATACACCCAATTTGTCGGCAAGCATATCTTGTGGGGTATGATGTTGCCGCTAAAATACCAGAGTTTGTGATGTACGAGCTTACACCTACTAACACATTGGGATGTGTAGCAAGAACAAACGCATTTGCTGCCGACCAATCTATATCAAATGGGGCAACTCCAACTGATTATGTGGGAACGATTTATGACAAAGGGCATATGGCACCTGATGGTGATTTGTCTTGGGATACACAAGTTGAGTTTGAATCATTTTTGATGACTAATATGAGTCCGCAAGCTGCTTCATTTAATCGTGGAATTTGGAAATTACTTGAAACTTCAGTACGGGGATGGGTTATTCAACATAATCAATCATATACAATCATTTCAGGTGGACTATACAATCAAAGTGACAAAACTATTGGGAAAGGTGTAGTAGTTCCTCATGGTTTTTATAAAATTGTTATTAATAATCAAACTAACGAAGTTGCAGGTTGGGAATTTCCGCATGTAGCACCTTATCCAAGTTTGGGTAACGATCTAACTAAATTTCGTGTGTCTGTTTCACAAATTATGCAGACAGCCGGTGTTAAGTATGCTTTTCCCTCAAATATGATAGAACTAGCTCCTGGTAAAGAATGGACAATTGATTTTGGTAAATTAACTCAATCAAAACATGCTAAATGTAGTACGAACACAACAAATGACTAAGCAATATAGAATTACAACACAAAATTTAACTCAAAGTAGCGACGAAGATTGTTACCTTGAGCCAGATGACCCTATATATCAATTATTGATTGCCAGCCACATGGGTGGGTTAGGTAGTCAAGCAAAGCTAGCAGAATACAATAGAATTACTTCAGAACAAACAAAATCCAAAATATTTCCCGAGCTTGAATACGCAAAATCAACAGGAATACGACCAGGAACACCAGCTTGGTATGCACTATTTCCTAAGAAGTAACATATTTAAAGTAAATACAACATGGGATTTGATTCACATTCACTGGCGAAAACGCCGTACAAACAAGAAGTTTATAACGAGCAACAGCTTGCGGAATTTGCTGCGTGTGCTGATCCAGTCACTGGACCAGAGTACTTCATGCGTAACTTTTTTTACATTCAGCAAACTGTTGGTGGAAGAACATTATATAACCCTTTTGAATATCAAGTACGATTAATTGACACTTATCATAACTATCGTTACTCAATAGCCATGATGCCACGGCAAACAGGCAAGTCAACATCGGCTGCTGGATATCTATTATGGTATGCGATGTTTATACCGGATTCAACCGTTCTTGTTGCTGCACATAAGTTTGATGGTTCTCAGGAGATTATGAAACGTATTCGTTTCGCATATGAGCTTTGTCCAGATCACATACGAGCAGGGGCAACTAATTATAACTTAGGATCAATAGATTTTGAAAATGGAAGTCGTATTGTATCTGCCACAACTACAGAAAACACTGGTCGTGGTATGTCAATTTCACTCTTATATTGTGACGAGTTCGCATATGTACGCCCAAATGTAGCACAAGAATTCTGGGCTTCAATAAGTCCAACATTAGCAACTGGTGGATCGGCTATTATCACTTCCACACCAAACAGTGACGAAGATCAATTTGCGTTGCTGTGGAAAGGTGCCAATAAAATGGAAGATAGCCATGGCAATCCACAAGAAATAGGCATAAACGGATTTAAAGCATTCCGTAGTTATTGGCGTGAGCATCCTGATAGAGATGATGCATGGGCTGCTGCTATGCGAGCACAATTGGGCGAAGATCAATTCCGCCGTGAGATGGATTGTGAATTTATAATCCAGGATGAAACACTCATTGCTCCCGCTAAACTTATAGATTTAGAAGGTATTGAACCAATTCATCGGACTGCTCAAGTACGCTGGTATAAACAACCTCAACCTGGTAAAATGTATTGCGTAGGACTTGACCCATCATTGGGGACAGGCGGTGATCCTGCGGCCATACAGATTTTTGAAGCTAATACTACTGAACAAGTGGGTGAGTGGAAACACAATAGAACCACTATTCCAGAACAAGTTCGTATACTGGCAGACATTATAAAATACATTTATACCTTCACAAAAGATGAGCAATCAATATACTACTCTGTTGAGAATAACACAATCGGAGAAGCTGCTCTTATATCCATAGAGCAATTTGGAGAAGAAAATATTAAGGGTTATTTTTTATCAGACCCTACTAGGGGGTCAGGGCGATATCGCAAAGGGTTCAACACTAGTCCTAAGAATAAGTTAACAGCATGTTCCAAGTTAAAAACACTAATAGAGTCAGCAAGAATGAAAATACGGAGTCGTCCGTTAATTTCTGAACTTAAAACTTTCGTGGCAACGGGGGTTAGTTATGCGGCAAAGCAAGGGTCAACCGATGATTTAGTCATGGCTACTCTATTAGTTACAAGAATGATGATATTACTACAAACATATCATCCAGATATGGATACTCAAATGCGAGATCATGGGGAAAATATTCTTCCACCATTGCCATTCATTGCTACTATGTATTAATCATAAATAATATACCATGACCCAAGAGAATAACCCAAACCAAGTTTTACATGATTTGCTAGTTACTAGAAATTTTAATCCAGAATCAATAGATTCTAAAGGAAAGTCAGGAGGAGAACCTGCAAAGGCGGTGTCATTTAAATTTGACTATAAGGGAGAATCAGGAAAAGATTACGGAACAGCAGTTGCCATGATTAATGCCAAAGGATTAACTCTTTTCTTTGGCGATAATCTAGGCAAAAGCATGGATTCTGCCGATAAAAATGGGTGGTTTTCTTTTTTAGAACAGTTAAAGAATTTTGCAATTCGTGATTTTGGTTCAGAGGGTCAATTTAATATTAGTGATATAAGCAAATTAAAATACAGCATGCAAGGTCAAGCCGCAATTAAAGAAGGCTTATTTGAAGGCTGGGCAGGTACAAAAACACGATCATGGAGTGGCATTGAAACAGAGGCCAGATTGATGATAAAACATAAACGTGTGATTGGTGAAAATGATGCTCGTTTCCGATATGTGGAATCTTTATTTGTGGAAACAGCCGAAGGTGAAAGATATAAGTTACCATTTACAAAATTATCAGCGGGTCGTGCCATGGTGGAACATGTGCGGCAAGGTGGTAAACCATATGATATTCGCGGCAACCATATTGCTCAAATCGTTGAAGAAATGAATGTTCTTAATAGATTTAGACGGGCTAATCAAGGGAAAATTTTTGAAGGTGCCACCGCGCAATTAGTTGAAAGTGCCGGTATGTATTATGAAACATTACACCATAATTTAAAAAAATTAAGCTCTAAAACAGGTTATACCAAGTACTTTGAAACATGGGATCCAGCGGCAATAACTGATGAAGACGTTATTATTGAAGATCTACGCCATATGTTTGTTGAACAAAATATTGATTCACGGGTTGAACAGGCGTTGCCTTTACTGGCAAAATTACAACGAGAACAAGAAATGAAAGAAGCTAATATATTTGAAAGTTGGGCAAATCTTATGCTAGAAGGTACGCTGACGTTGCCAGACACAAAAGAAAAACAGGCAAAACTTATTGAGTTATTAAGCCAAGAGTTGCCTGTAGGAGCGCAGGCTGTTAATGTCATAGGACAACTGGAAGATTTATTTGACGATTCGGAACTATTTGACAAACTGCGTAACTTAGCCGATGAAAATGCCGATGCTGATGCACGAGAAATTATCCTTAATAGATTGGAAGATTTAAAAGACAATCCTGATGTAGCTCAAGTAATTGGTCAATTGACCAATCAATCATCGGACGAACCAGAAGAACAAGAGCAAGATGTAACAGAATCTCGTGGAGCTGATTACGAATTTGAAACTGAAATAATCAATCCACAATGGTTGGCATGGGAAAATACAGAAGAAACTGAAGATAATCCTTTACCACCAGAACCAGAAAAAATGATTCCGGTAACAGTTTCATATAACACTACCGGTTCTTATCAACCTGCTACATGGAGTGATGGTGGAGGCAGTCCAGCGGAAGGGCCAGAAATAACCATTGTGTCAGTTATAGACAATATCACAGGTGAACAACTTGATCCTGATAATGTTGTAACTGGAGATCATGAAGATTTATATGACAAAGCTTCCGCTGATCAAAGTGGTATGAGTGAGGGTTCTGAAGATCCACTTATTCAACTACGACGCAGCGCAGGTATGCATGAAGGTGATATGGAAGAAGGTTGGAAAGGCAAGTTGGCTGCTGCCGGACTAGCAGGTGCTGCTGCTCTAGGTGGATATGCCGCCGGATCACATTCTCCCAGTGGATTTAGTAATACAAAAGGTATTGAGCAATTTAACAAACCTACGGCAGCACATGTTCAACCCTTAAAGACTCAAGCAGATCTAGATAGATATAACAAAACTCGTCCACCCGGTGAATCAAAATTACTTAATTTACCCAGTGATTTTGAAGAAGAAAAAGAAATGACGGAGGGTGGGTTTGCCACCGCTGGTAAGTATATCGGCAAAGTTGGTGGAGCAGCAATTGGATCAAAAGTAAGCAAAGGTAGCAAACGTGGAATTAAGGGTGGAGCATTAGCCGGTGGAGCAGCCGGAGAAGCTGGTGGTCAATGGATTGATAATAAAATAGCCAGTTTACATAAAAAATCAGCTTCTACTCAAATGACAGCAGAAAGTGGCAATTGGTTAGAAGGCCAATACGGTCATTCAGGCAAAATGAAACCGGTAGAAGGTGGTGATGCAGATACTATTAGTCGCTTGAAATTCTTGTCAGGTATAACAAAATAGATAAATAGAACGTAACATGAAATGGTAAATTTACTAAATTAAATTTACCATTTTACTAGCAAACACATACCCAGATGTGTATAATTTACTGGGTAGGCAACGAATAATCTAATAATAATTTAGATAGGCATCACATTTTATAACTTAAAAGGCATCTTAAAATGGCATCATTAGCAGAAATACGTGCTCGCTTAGCACAAGCAGATAACAAACAAAGCAATCAATCACAAGGCGACAACTCAATTTATCCACATTGGAATATTGCAGAAGGCTCAGCCGTAGTACTAAGATTTCTCCCAGATGGTAACACAAAAAACACATTCTTTTGGCAAGAACGAGCTATGATTCGTCTTCCATTCGCTGGTGTTAAGGGTGAATCAGAATCTAAACAAGTGCAAGTCCGTGTACCATGTGTGGAAATGTGGGGAGAAACATGCCCTATTCTAACAGAAGTTCGTACTTGGTTCAAGGATAAATCACTGGAAGAAATGGGTCGTAAATATTGGAAAAAGAAAGATTATATTTTTCAAGGGTTTGTTCGTGATAATCCTCTTGCCGATGACAAGGCTCCAGAAAATCCAATTCGCCGTTTTATTATTGGTCCGCAAATCTTTACTTCAATCAAAACAGCAATCATGGATCCAGACATGGAAGAAATTCCAACAGATTATTTGCGTGGTCTAGACTTCCGCATTAGCAAAGGTACCAAAGGCGGGTATGCTGATTATAGTAGTTCTAAGTGGGCTCGCAAAGAATCAGCACTTACCGAAGCCGAACAAGAATCTATTGAAAAATATGGCTTGTTTGACCTTTCAACATTTCTACCTAAGCGCCCGACTGAAGTTGAAATTAATGTTATGAAAGAAATGTTTGAAGCCTCGGTTGATGGACAAAGCTATGATACAGCACGATGGGGGCAATACTTCCGTCCAGCAGGATTGAGTGCACCAGCCGCATCTGGGTCAACATCAGCATCGGCTGATGATGAAGAATTTGATACCCCAAAGGTATCTATTGTTACTAAATCAAGTAGTTTTGATGAAGACGATGATGTTCCAGTAGCATCAACCGCAGTGAAAACTCCGGCTGCGTCATCCGACAAAGCGCAAGATATTTTAGCATTAATTCGTTCGCGTCAAAAGGCCTAAGCACCAAGCCATCAATAATACAGGGTTTATTCCCTGTATTATTAGAAGTAAAAAAATATAAAAGGATTATAAATGGCTAAGCCCTATGACTTTAGCAAATTTAGAAAAGACATTACCAAATCAATAGAAGGTATGTCAATAGGATTTAATGATCCAACTGATTGGATTTCCACAGGCAATTATGCTTTAAATTATCTTATCAGTGGTGACTTCAATCGTGGTATTCCACTGGGTAAAGTAACAGTATTCGCAGGCGAATCTGGTGCTGGTAAAAGTTATATTTGTTCAGGTAACATTGTTAAAAATGCGCAAGAACAAGGCATCTATGTAGTATTAATTGATACAGAGAATGCGCTTGATGAAGCATGGCTACAAGCACTTGGTGTAGATACTGCCCCAAGCAAATTGCTTAAACTTAATATGGCTATGATAGATGATGTAGCCAAAACAATCGCTACATTCATTAGTGATTACAAAGCTCTCCCAGAAGGTGAACGACCAAAGGTTTTATTTGTGGTTGATTCATTGGGTATGTTACTGACACCAACTGATGTTAAACAATTTGACGATGGTGATATGAAAGGTGACATGGGTCGCAAACCAAAGGCATTAACGGCATTGGTTCGTAACTGTGTGAATATGTTTGGAAGCTACAACTTGGGATTGGTATGTACTAATCATACTTACGCAAGCCAAGATATGTTTGATCCCGATGACAAGATATCAGGTGGACAAGGATTTATCTATGCTTCTAGTATTGTTGTTGCTATGAAGAAAATGAAGTTGAAAGAAGACGAAGATGGCAATAAAATCTCTGACGTAATGGGTATTCGAGCAGGTTGTAAAGTAATGAAAACACGATACGCAAAACCATTTGAAGGTATGCAGATCAAGATTCCTTACGAAACTGGCATGAATCCATACAGTGGTATGGTGGATCTAGCCGAAAAGCGTGGAATGTTAAAAAAAGAAGGCAATAGTCTAGTGTTTATTACTCCTGATGGTGAAGTTATCAAGCAATTTCGTAAAAAATGGGAAGCCAACGAAGATGGTTGTCTAGATAAAGTTATGGAAAATTTTGGAAAACACCAAGAAGTCGTAAGCACTGATGACATACAAATGGAGGAATGAAGATGTCAGTAGATTTATCAAGAGAAATTTATAATGAGTTAAAACGTTTTATCAACGTAGTTGATCGTGATGAAGCAGCAGAAACATTAGTATCAGTACTAATTGATAATGATATATCTGCGGATGATATTAAAGATGCTTTTAAAGGTGAAACAGATATCAAGCGAGCCCTTGCAAGCTATCTTAAAGATCACCTAGATGAAGAAGAGGAAGACGATTATTACGATGATGAAGACGAAGATTATGAGGATTAGTAATGTGGTATAGTCGGATAACAGCTAATTTAGGTGATATAGCAGACTTTATCGCACACTATGAATCTGAACTTGTCCATGCTAAAAAAGAATGCAAGGTAGGTGGTATTATTGAAAAAAATATTACCAACTTACCAGGCATTACCGAACATAGATTTAATCAATTACAAGAAATTGAAGCTGTATTAGAATATCTCAATATTCAATTACGAAAGATACGCCGGAGATATTTTCAAAAATACCTAGAAGGTTATGCTCGTGCTTTGACCAGCAGAGATGCTGAAAAGTATGTAGACGGTGAAGATGAAGTTATTGATTTTGAAACTCTAATAAATGAGATAGCTTTTCTAAGAAATCGCTATTTGGGAGTTATGAAAGGGCTTGAATCTAAAAACTTTATGCTTGGTCATGTGGTTAGACTTAGAGCCGCTGGAATGGAAGATGTACAGGTATAGAATGTTTAGAAACTCAGCAGAATCACACCAACATAGTTTACAGACTTTAAATCAATTATATGAATATGACGATTTTATGGCGTCCATACACACAGTAGCAGATATAGGCTGTGGAACTGGGGAAGACTTGGCATGGTGGGCAACAAGAACAGTACGTAATGATGCCAATGCCAAACTTAATATTAAATGTCAGGGAATAGATATTTTAAGTAAACTGCCCATTGCAGATCAGTATTCAAATATAACATACCAACGAACAGATTTTGAGGGAATCATACATACTAGTAGTGGCAAATTTGACATTCTATGGTGTCATAATGCTTTTCAGTACGCCATTAATCCATTTCAAACGCTGTCAAATTGGCATGATATTACTTCGCATGGGGCAATGTTAGCGTTGACGATTCCACAAACAACTAATATCCATCAAAAAGATTTAGATTTTACTCAACACGACGGTTGCTACTATCACTATACCATGGTAAGTCTTATTAATATGTTAGCCATGACTGGGTGGGATTGCAAATCAGGATTTTTTAAAAAGAACCCAACTGACAATTGGCTGCATGCGGTAGTTTATAAAAGCGATCATGCTCCTTTTAATTTGAAAAAAACACGCCTATATGACCTAGTGGACGCAAAATTATTGCCTGATTCTGCTGATAAGTCAATACTAGCCAAGGGTTTCTTAGATCAGAAAGATCTGGTTCTACCATGGCTAGACAAAAGTTTATCTAGTATGAGAATATGAAAACAGCTATAATTGTAATTAAAGACGAAGTTAATATTAAGATTGAAGGTCTTGAGCTTGATGCTCGTAAAAAGTTAGTTAATACTTTTAAATATGAAATACCCGGAGCACGATATCAACCATCCGTCAGACTTGGTAGATGGGATGGAAAAGTTGCTTACTTTCAACTGGGTGGTAGTACATATACCAACTTACTTCCTGAAATTATACCCATACTAGAAAATTATAATTACGATATACAGCTTGATGATCAACGAGATTACTCAACTAATTTTACATTTGAGGAGGTATCCGAAGACTCATTTTCTCATATTAACTGGGCAGAAGGTCATCCAATGGCAGGACAGCCTATTAAATTGCGTGATTATCAAGTTGAGATTATCAATAATTTTTTAGAAAATCCACAATCAATACAAGAAATTGCCACTGGTGCCGGCAAAACAATCATGACAGCTGCGCTGAGCCAACGATGTGAGGCACATGGTAGGACTATAGTAATTGTTCCAAACAAATCACTGGTTACACAAACTGAAAAAGATTATAAGGGATTAGGATTAGATGTCGGCGTATACTTTGGTGATCGTAAAGAATTGGGCAAAACACATACTATTTGTACATGGCAAAGCTTAAATATCCTAATGAAAAACAGTAAAGATGATATAGTAGCATGGACTACCATGGGATCATTTTTACAAGATGTAGTATGTGTAATGGTTGATGAAGTTCATATGGCCAAGGCTGATGCGCTTAAGACTTTACTAACCACGGTCATGAGTCGTGTACCAATTAGATGGGGATTAACTGGCACAGTGCCAAAGGAACCATTTGAGTTTCAAGCATTAAAATGTAGCCTAGGCTCAGTTATCAATCAGTTATCAGCAAGTGAACTTCAAGATCGTGGAGTGCTAGCCCAATGTCATGTAAACATCGTACAACTAATTGACCATGCAGAATTTACCAACTACCAAAGCGAACTAAAGTTTTTACTAGAAAATAGCAAACGATTAGAGACTGTTGCTAAACTTGTTGCTAAAGTAAACTTAACAGGCAATACATTAGTGTTAGTGGACAGAGTAGCAGCAGGTCATTTACTAGTAGAATTACTGGGGGATCAAGCTGTTTTTGTTAGCGGAGCAACTAAAGGAGCAAAAAGAGATGAAGAATACAATGAAGTGGCAACTAGCACAGATAAAATTATCGTGGCAACTTACGGTGTCGCCGCTGTTGGAATCAATATTCCTAGGATCTTTAATCTGGTGCTTATTGAACCTGGTAAATCTTTTGTTAGGGTAATTCAAAGTATTGGCAGAGGTATTAGAAAAGCTGAAGATAAGGATCATGTACAGATTTGGGATGTAACATCAACAGCAAAATTTGCTAAGAGGCATTTAACTAAACGCAAAGAATTTTATCGTGAAGCAAACTATCCTTTCACTCAAGAGAAGTTGGAGTACAAGTAATATGTTTTCAAAATACTTGATCTTTAATACACAACAGAGTAAAATAACAGCATGCGTATATTAACCCTTGACAACGAGTATTATGAATTAGATCATCTTCCAGAAGAAATAGATGATATGCGGTTTGCTATTTTAGATAATTCCAACCCACATGACCCAGACTATCATTATATTCCATTAATTTTTTTAGAAAGTTTCAATAGTCCAGCACTGGTATTACAAATAGGCGAATATAAAATTCGTATGCCGGTGGATTGGCAATTACTTATTGGTGATCCATCTGCCGGTGATCTAGAAGTTATTCCATTATCAGCTCTTAATGACAGAGGATTTCAGGCATTTCAATTTAATCCGCTAACCAGCTTTAGGCCAAGCTTTTTAGATGTTGAAATACTAGATGTATATCAAGATGTGGCATGGTATGCGCCAAAACTTAAGAATGGTCAGCTACTATGTGTTCCATTAAGCGAAGGCACTAAGCCAGAATGTGTTTACTTTGTCAAAGATATTAGTCGCACATGTGAAATAGTTAACTATGGGAAGGCATTTTAACATGGCAAAAATAACATCAAACAAAACTCAATATGATCCAGGTGATACTCCGATTGCTCCAAACAGAATGGCAGTCAAGGAAAAAATGATTACTGATTTAGAAAGCATGGTCAATAATCTTCAAGCAGCCAATGAAGCTAATGTAAAGATTATTGATAAGATGCGGCGTGATATTACACGACTTAAAGACCAAATTAGTGAACTAGCAGGAAAAATTACCCGTGGATAAACTTAGTATTGCCAATGAAATGGCATGCTTTGATCGTAAGGATCGTGATTTTTATGATAATTTCACAGATGAAGAGAAAAAAAAGTTTAGCAATTTTTTAATGATTGGGTGGGGCAGTAGTGTTAATGGTATTAAAGAAATGCAAGAATATTACTTAATTGCCACAAATGAAAGGTTAAACAAACATTTTTTTGACATGAGTAAGCATCCTAAATTACAATGGTTATGTGCTACTACGGTTAGTCCTGATATGGGAATACAAAGACACAACTGGATCTCAGGTAAAAAGAAAGATACCGGTGACAATAGTATTAGGAAACAACTTGGTGAATTATTTCCTCATTTACCAGACGATTCCTTGGATGTAATGGCAATTGTTAACACAAAAAAAGATATTAATGAGTATTTAAAAAAACTAGGAAAGGATACGAAAAAATGATTTGGTTTTTAAAGAAAAAAGAAGTACCCGCAGTTCTGGAAAATAAAGAAGTTGTTTTCTTGGACGCAGATGGTGCCAAGTGGCGATACAAACCAGCAAAACATATTACGGCACATGAAGTGGCAAAATTACTGCCAGTGTTTTGCTTAGGTTTTCTAGCAGACATATGGAAATATATCATTGATAACAAATTAGAACGACACTTTGAAAAGGTAGAATGAGTTATACTTGTCAATACTGTAAAAAATCTTTTGTAAAAGAATCTAGCCTTGTTGTGCATTCATGCGAACCTAGGCGTAGACGACAGGAAAAAGATGAAGCAGGCGTTCGTTTGGGATTCCATGCGTACATAAAATTCTACGAGTTGACTCAGGGTTCTGCTAAGTTAAAAACATATGATGAATTTTGCGAAAGCCCATATTATAAAGCCTTTGTAAAATTTGGAAGATATTGTGTAAACACACGAGTTATCAATCCATCACGATTTACTGAGTGGGTACTGAAGCAAAATAAGAAGATTGATAATTGGTGCTCAGATAATGTCTATACAGAATACTTGATTTCCTATTTACAAACAGAAGCAGTAGCCGATGCATTGGCTCGTGCTGTGGAGTTTGGTATGACGTGGAACGAAGAAACCAACCATCCCGGACATGATTGTTTAAGATATGGAAATTCCAATGCCATGGCCTATGCTGTGA